ACACCCGATGTCCGCACTCGTCTCGAACTACGTCTATGACCTGATGTCGTGGGGCAAGACCCGCGCGCCGGACTTCAAGACCAGCTTCATCGCGCAGCTGCTCGCCCAGTCGAACGAGCTCATGTACGACATGACGTACCTCGAGGCGAACGAGCCCAACGGCCACCTGCTGACCGACCAGACTGCGCTGCCGACCACCTACACCACGCAGTTCAACCAGACCACGCAGGTCACCCGCGGCCAGACCGCGCAGCGCGAGGAGACCCTGGCGCAGTTCAAGACCTGGGCCCAGTACGACGTCGACCTCATCAACAAGTGGGCCGACAAGGGCCAGTTCCTGGTCGAGATGAGCCGGTTCTACCTGGAATCGATCATCGAGAAGTTCTGCGGCACCTTCTGGTACGGCGACACCTCGACCGACGCCACCGAGTTCACCGGCATGGCCCCGCGCTATGCCACCGTGAACAGCGCGAACGCCTACAACGCGCAGAACTGCATCGACGGCGGCGGCACCGGATCGGTCAACACCAGCGTGTGGCTGCTGACCTGGTCGCCGACCTCGCTGCACGGCATCTACCCGCGCGGCAGCCAGGCGGGCATCCAGCACTACGCCAATCCCGACTTCGTCGTCCAGGGCTCCAACGGCTTCGGCCAGACCCTGGCGCGCGCCCACATCGAAGAGTGGAAGATGGACGCCGGCATCGCGCTGGTGGACTGGCGCTGGTGCGGGCGGCTGTGCAACATCGACTCGACCAACCTCAAGAACCAGTCGGGCGCCACCGATCTCACCGATGGCATGATCGACCTGATGAACCGCCTGCCCTCGCTGGCGGATCCGCCGGTCGAAACCGGCAACCCCATGACGAACTTCGCGCCTCCCGGCAAGCGCGCGTTCTACATGAACCGTCCCACCCGAGCCGCGCTGCACAAGCAGATGCTCAACAAGACCAACAACCAGCTGCAGATGAGCGACTGGTACGGCATGAAGGTGATGACCTTCATGGGCATCCCCATCAGGTGCTCCGACCAGATCACCAATGCGGAGGCGCGCGTCGTCTGAGCCGGCCGTCATCGTGGACGCGAGCCCTCCTGTCGTCGTGGCAGGAGGGCTTCGCCAGCATCAGACGGCACCCATCCCTCCGCTCCCAGGACCACTGCCATGACCCTTGATGCATCCCTGCAGGTCGCCAACGCCTACGCCCCGACCTCCGACAGCGGCAGCCTGCTGTTCCAGTCCTATATCGACCGCCTGGTGGCCCAGGAGGACGGCGCCGGCCAGGACATCTGCATCTACGGCAAGGTGAAGACCACGGCCACCAGCGCCGGCTCGGCCACCATCCGCGCCGTGGCGGTCGGCAACCCCACGGACGCGACCTTCAACAGTGGCACCCTCGCGGGTGGCGGGAACGTCATCCTCGCTGACACCGGCACCATCGCCTACGGGACCTGGCTGGCCGGCTACCAGTTCTTCCGCGCGAAGTATCCGCGGCCGGCCCTGCAGAGCACCCTCGAGGACGAGGCCTCCAACGACTTCCTGCGCTACCTGACCGTCGGCTTCATTATCGCCACAGCGAACCTCACCGCCGGCGCCTTCGATGCCTGGTTCACCTACGGCAGCCTGCAGGACAACATCGCCTACCCGGCCGGCTACTCGTTCCCCTGAGTCCTCCCAGCCTCTGAGGCCTCGCACGCCTCATCCACCGCCAGACCAGCAGCACAGGAGTCCCCGCCATGGCCAAGAAGACCGACACCCAGGAGATCGCCGAGGAGCGCGCCGCGGCGCAGAGCGCGACGGCGGTCGCCGAGGTCACCGACGAGCAGCACGACAAGAACCGCATCGCCTTCCTCGAGCTCGAGCTGGAGGAGCAGCGGCGCGCCAACGAGCGCCTGCGCGTCGAGACGGCCCTGGCCAGCAAGCGCGCGGCCGCGCCCCAGCGCGCCCCCTCCAACGAGGAATCCGACCCCCTCTACAACCCCGAGGGCGATGCGGACGAGCTGATCCGCGTGGAGGCGATCAAGACCGGCACCTACTACGACGTCGGCAATCCCATGCGCCCGGAGTGGTACCAGGTCAAGCGCGTCGGCCGCAAGCAGATCGGCGGCGTCCTCCTGCCCGGCCACGTCTTCATGATGCGCCGCGCCGACGTGAACACCGCGATCTACCAGCCGGCCAAGGCCCTGGGCTGGGTGCGCGTCCTGCGCCACGGCGAGGAGGTCCGCGCGGATCAGCCGATCTCGGCGCCGGCGCCCCAGACCACGCAGCAGGCGATGCGCGTCCGCGGCACCAACGCCGGCAACATCCTGCCCATCGGCGGCTGAGCGCGCCTCTGAGGAGGCTCCTCCATGGGGACGCCGAACGAGATCACCGAGGTCGGCATCTGCAACCTGGCGCTCTCGCGCATGGGATCCGTATCGGGCATCCAGAGCCTGGACACCACGGTGGACACCTCCACCGAGGCCGCGCAGTGCGCGATCTGGTATCCCCAGGACCGTGATGCGCTGCTGACCGACTGGCCCTGGAACTGGACCCGGGGCAGCGCCGTGCTCGCGCAGGTGAACACCACCTACCCGGCCACGCCCGAGTGGCAGTACAGCTACCGCTACCCGGTCGACTGCCTCTCGGCCATCCGCGTGGTGCCCACCTGCCCGCCGCAGCCAGCCCCCGGCACCATCCCGCAGACCACCGGCATCGGCGGACCCTACCAGGTCTTCCAGGACCGGTGGTGGAAGCGGCCGGAGGGCGAGCCCTGGCCATGGTCGTTCAACGTCGAGTCGGACAGCGTCGGGCGCCTGATCGTCACCGACCTGCCGAACGCGGTCCTGCTCTACACCCGCGCGCTCTCGGATCCGACGCAGTTCGGGACCGACTTCGTCGACCTCTTGGCCTGGCGCCTGGCCATGGACCTGGCGGTCGCGCTCGCGATCTCGCCGGCGCGGCAGAAGCTCTGCTCGGATGGATACCGCGCGTTCCTCATGAAGACGCGGGCGCGCTTCGGCAATGAGCAGCAGACCGGCATCCCCAAGCGCACGCCCTCGAGCATCCTGACCAGCTCGCGCTGGGGTGGCTGGGGCGGTGTCTGATGCTGGAAGTCTATCCCTTCCGGCAGACCAATTTCGCAGGCGGCTACCTCTCCCCCGAACTGCTGGGCCGCACCGACACCAGCAAGTACATCGCCGGCCTCTTCGAGAACCGCAACTGCATCGTCAACCGCACGAGCGGCGTCCAGAACCGTGGCGGCATGCTCTACTGCGGACCGACCGAGAATCCGCAGCAGCCCTTCCAGGCCATCGACTTCATCCTCTCGAACATCCAGAGCTACCTGCTCGAGGTCGGCCCCGGCTACATCCGCCCGTGGACGCAGGGCGCCAACATCTCGGCGGTGGGCTGCCCGGCCTTCACCCTGCAGGGCTACACGCCGGTGGCGCAGATCTGCTCCTACCTCGGCGGCTACTACTACCCGCTCATGGAGCAGTGGCAGGGCGGGTGCACCGCGCTCACCATCACTGGAGCCAGCTATGCGGCCGGCGCGCAGCTGACCATCACCGCGGACTCGGCGATCTTCACCCCCGACATGGCCTACAGCGGGGCGGTCATCAAACTGCAGTACCCCGGCGGCCAGATCGTGACGATCACGCTCAACGGCTACAGCTCGTCCACCGTGGTCTACGGCTCGGCCGACATCGCGGTCCCGTCCTACTTCCAGGACACCGCCACGCTCTTCTGGCAGTGCACCGCGCAGGTCTTCAACGTCCTCTCCAACCAGGCCGGCGTGGAAGACCAGATCACCATCACCATCACCACGGCCTCCAACTACAACGCCGGCACGGAGCTCATCCTCACCTCCAACTACCCGGTCTTCTCCAACGAGATGGTGCTGGGCAACCAGGTCTTCACCTTCCCCACCGCGCTGGGGCCGATGCAGATCACGATCAACAGCTACTCATCGGGCACCGTCGCCGGCGGGAAAGCCAACATCAACGTCCCCACCGCGCTGCAGAATGAGGCCACCGGGATCTGGTCGAACTCGACCACCCTGGCCTATCAGACCTTCTGCCCGGACGGCCCCAACCGGAACCCCGCCTACAACTTCCCGTCGACCGCGGCCGAGATCACCATCACCACGGCCAGCGGCTTCGGCGCCGGCAATACGCTGACCATCACCTGCTCGGCCAGCCTCTTCGACTCCC